TACATATGCAACTTAGTTATAAGCAATCTGTTGAGATAGCTGAAGAAGAAGCTATAAACAATGTCCTTGCTGCTAATAAATATGATCTAGTAAGAAGAAGATTAAATCATGATTTAGTAGTATTAGGTATAAGTTGCGTTAAAACAAGTTTTAATAAATCTGAAGGTATTGTAGTTGACTATGTCGACCCCGCCTACTTGGTTTATTCTTACACAGAAGATCCTAATTTCGAAGACATATACTATGTTGGTGAAGTGAAAGCAATCACAATACCTGAGTTAAAGAAACAATTCCCAGATATATCTGATGAGGAGCTACTGAATATACAGAATATGCCCGGAAATAACAATTATGTTACTGGATGGGGAAGTTTTGATGAAAACACGGTGCAGGTTCTATTCTTTGAATATAAGACTTATTCGAACCAGGTATTTAAAATAAAACAAACTGAGTTTGGTTTAGAGAAGGTAATACAAAAAGACGATAGTTTTAATCCTCCTGAAAGCGACAATTTTAATAAAGTATCTAGAACCATAGAGGTTTTATATAGCGGGGCTAAGGTATTGGGTAATAACACTATGTTAGAGTGGCAGATGGCTGAGAATATGACAAGACCATATGCTGATACCACAAAAGTTAAAATGAACTACACTATTACTGCCCCTAGAATGTATAAAGGCAGGATTGAAAGCTTAGTTAGCAAGGTAACCGGGTTTGCAGATATGATTCAGCTTACGCACCTTAAACTACAACAAGTTATGTCTAGAATAGTTCCTGATGGGGTGTTCTTAGATATGGACGGATTAGCTGAGGTTGATCTTGGGAATGGCACAAATTATAACCCAGCGGAAGCATTGAATATGTATTTCCAAACAGGTAGCGTTGTTGGTAGATCATTAACGCAAGATGGCGAGATGAACCGCGGTAAAATACCAGTTCAAGAATTATCTTCATCTTCTGGTCAAGCGAAAATAGGCTCTTTAATAAATACGTACAATTATTATTTACAAATGATAAGAGACGTAACTGGATTAAACGAAGCTAGAGATGGAAGTAACCCAGATAAAGATGCTTTACTAGGATTACAAAAAATGGCAGCTAACCAATCGAATGTAGCAACTCGCCACATATTACAAGCTAGTTTATACCTAACGCTTAAGACATGCGAAAATATATCTCTTAGAATAGCGGATGTATTGAACTTCCCATTGACATCTAATGCACTATCAAATAGTATATCCACATTTAATGTAGAGACTTTAAAAGAGATACAAAACTTAAACCTACACGATTTTGGCATATACTTAGAATTAGAGCCGGATGACGAAGAAAAAGCACAGTTAGAACAAAACATTCAAATTGCTTTGCAATCTGGGGGTATAGATTTAGAAGATGCAATAGACATTAGACAAATAAAGAATTTAAAATTAGCTAATCAGCTTATTAAATTAAGAAGAAAACGCAAGCAAGCAGCAGTGGAGGCCGCCCAAATAGCTAATATAAATGCACAAGCAGAGGCTAACTCAAGAACAGCTGAAGCTGCGGCAATGTTTGAAGTTCAAAAACAACAAGCGTTAACCGCTGAGAAAGTTAGCATTGAACAAGCTAAGTCACAATTTGAAATGACAAGAATGCAAACAGAGGCTCAAATTAAGAAAGAGTTAATGGCCGAGGAATTTGGTTATCAAATGCAACTAGCTCAAGTTAGGGCTAATGCGGAAATAACTAAAGAAGCGGAAACAGAAGACAGGAAAGATAAAAGAGTAAAAATACAAGGTACTCAGCAATCAGAGTTAATAGATCAAAGAAAAAATGATTTATTACCTAAAAACTTTGAGTCTCAAGGTAATGACTCACTAGGCGGGTTTAACTTAGAGCAATTTTCGCCTAGATAATACCTATTAATTAATTTTATATTATTATATCATGTCAGAAGTAGTACAACAAGAAGGGGACTTCAAAATTAAAAAAAAGAAGCCCGCAATGAAGAAACTAGGTAACAATAAAGAAATTACCAAGGTGGATTTAACGCCTAAAAAAGAAGTAGAAGAAATTACCAAAGTGGTAATTGAACAACCAAATGAAATAGTTCAAGAGATTACAAAAGAGGAGCCAGCAGCTGCGGAAGAAGTTGTAACGCCAGAAGATGTAGTCGTTATCCAAGAGATAACAGATAAAGAAGAATTAGTTCAATACTTGGTTGATGAAGCAGAGCAAGTTATAGAGGAACAAGCAATAACAGGCAAACCCCTACCGGAGAACATAGAGAAATTAGTTTCTTTTATGGAAGAGACCGGGGGTTCTGTTGAAGATTATGTTAGGTTGAATGCTGATTATACAAATGTAGACAGCAATACCTTACTTAAAGAATATTATAAAAAAACAAGACCACATTTAGATAACGAAGAAATAACCTTCTTAATGGAAGATTCTTTTAGTTACGATGACGAGGTCGACGAAGAGCGAGATATAAGAAAAAGAAAACTCGCCTTTAAAGAAGAAGTTGCAAAAGCCAAAGGTTATTTGGAAAATCTCAAGAGTGAATACTACCAGGAAATCAAGTTGAGACCTGGTGTTACTCAAGAGCAAACCAAAGCCACTGACTTTTTCAACCGATATAACGAAGAGCAAGGCGTAGCCGCCAAACAACACGAGAAGTTTAAAGCTGATACTAGCAAACTTTTTTCCGATGACTTCAAAGGTTTTGATATTTCTGTAGGTGAGAAGAAATTTAGGTATGGTATTCAAAATGTTGAAAAAGTGGCAGAGAGTCAATCGAACATTAACAACCTAATTAAGAAGTTCTTAAATGATAAAGGTGATGTTATAGATACGAAAGGTTATCACAAAGCTATGTATGCTGCTGAAAACATTGATAAAATAGCATCTCATTTCTACGAGCAAGGCAAAGCTGATGCCGTAAGAGAGGTTATAAGTAGTTCAAAAAACCCAAGCGAGGCTGCTAGAAAAACAGCTCCAGGCGATGTTTTTGTTAATGGACTACGCGTTAAATCAATCAGCGGTCTTGATTCTTCAAAACTTAGAATACAAACAAAAAAATTTAACAATTAAAACATTTAACTATGGCAGCAGTAGCACCCGTTTACGGGTCAATTAAGCCCTCACAGAAGCAACAGGCTCTTGAGAGCAACTATTTAAACTTTGCAGACGGATCAGGAAATGATTTCGCACAACAATACTTACCAGAAATCTATGAGGCTGAAGTAGAGCGTTATGGAAACAGAACTCTATCAGGCTTTTTAAGAATGGTAGGAGCAGAAATGCCAATGACTTCAGATCAGGTTATCTGGTCAGAGCAGAACAGATTACATATTGCTTACAATACTGTATCTAAGGCAACTGCAACAACTTTAACTTTTGCATTAAATGCAACAGCGGGACCAAACTTTGTAGCTAACGTTATCTCTAAGCACCAGACTCTAGTAGTTATGGACGGAGCAACAGGAGCTGAACTTAAGGTTTTTGTTACTAACAGTGTTAATACCTCACCTACTTTGGCTACTATTACAGTTAAGCCTTATACAGTTGCTGATATGACTACATTAAGTGCAACAGCTGGAGCTCTTAAGATCTTTGTTTATGGTTCTGAATACAAAAAAGGAACTACAGATGCGGATATCAAATCTGTAACGCCTTCTTTCACACAATTCAATAACTCTCCAATCATTATAAAAGAGAAGTATGCTATCTCAGGATCAGATACTGCTCAAATTGGTTGGGTTGAAGTTGCTACTGAAGAGGGAACATCTGGATTCTTATGGTATCTAAAAGCTGAATCTGAAACTCGTTTACGTTTTGAGGACTACTTGGAAATGTCAGTTGTTGAAGGAGAACTAGTTTCTGGTACTTCTACACTTGCAGACGATGGAATCAAAGGAACTCAAGGTTTATTTGCAGCTGTTAAATCAAGAGGTAACGTACTAAACAACTTTAGTGCTGGGGCCGCTGGTTTAGCTGAATTTGATGGAATTCTTAAGAACTTGGATACTCAAGGGGCTATTGAAGAGAACATGTTATTCTTAAACAGAGACACATCTTTAAGATTCGACGATATGCTTGCTAGCATCTCCGCTGGAGCTAATGGTGGAACTGCTTACGGATTATTCGAGAATTCTTCTGAAATGGCATTAAATTTAGGTTTCTCTGGATTCAGAAGAGGTTCTTATGACTTCTACAAGACTGACTGGAAATACTTAAACGACGCTTCTACACGTGGTGGAGTTACTGTATCTGGGATTGATGGTGTTTTAGTTCCTGCTGGAACTTCTACAGTTTACGATCAAGTTTTAGGAACAAATATCCGTAGACCATTCTTACATGTTCGTTACAGAGCTTCTCAAGCTGACGACAGAAGAATGAAATCTTGGATCACTGGTTCTGTAGGTGGAGCTTACACTTCTGATCTTGATGCAATGGAGGTACACTTCCTTTCTGAAAGATGTCTTGTAGTTCAAGCGGCTAACAACTTCGTATTGTTTACTGCATCTGCATAATTTAACTTTATAATTATTACCCCTGTTGTAAAGACGGGGGTAATTTTTATTTTTATTTACTTATTTAATTTTATTATATTATGGCTAAAACAAGCACAGCTTCTGTAAAAGAAGTATTTGAAGAAGAAGTAGTAACTATTGTTGCTGAAAAGAAAGAAAAAACCCCACCAAAACAGGATTGGGAAATAAAAGATAGAACGTATTATTTAACAGGAGCCCATAGCCCTTTAACATATACGATGGCCGCCAGGCACACTGCTAGATTCCCATTATTATGGTTTAATACAAAAACTGGCGAACAAAAAGAAATTAGGTATGCAACTAATCAAAACTCCCCATTTGTAGATGAGCAAAAAGGAGAGTCAACATTAGGGCATATCATATTCCACAATGGAACATTAACGGTTCCAAAAGAAAAGCAAAACTTGCAAAAGTTGTTATCACTATATCACCCAGATGCTAATAAGACATATGCGGAATTTGACGCAGTGGCAGAAGCAACTGATGATTTGGATGACTTAATGTTAGAAGCGGAAGCAACAAACTACGCTATAAACATGGATGTTGACCAAGGAGAAGCTATATTAAGAGTTGAACTTGGATCTGGTGTTTCTACAATGAGCTCTAAGGCGATTAAAAGAGATCTTATATTGTTTGCCAAGAGAAATCCTTCATTGTTTATGGATTTAGCAAATGATGAGAACGTACAGCTTAGGAATATTGCAATAAAAGCCTCAGAAGATGGCATTATAAAATTATCACAGGACCAAAGAACATTTATGTGGGGTACTAACGATAAAAAACTAATGACAGTTCCTTTTGATGAGAATCCTTACTCTGCTATGGCTGCATATTTCAAGACCGACGAAGGTGTTGAGGTGTTCAAGTCTATAGAGAAAAAAATGAAATAATACGTAATATTAATATAAGGGGTAATTAAGTTTGCCCCTATATTATAATAAAAATTAAAATGGCAATAAACGTAGATAGAGTTTACAAAACGGTTTTGTTGATACTAAACAAAGAGCAGAGAGGTTATGTAACACCTGACGAGTTTAATAAGATAGGCACGCAAGTTCAACTAGAAATATTTGAAAGGTACTTTGAAGACTTAAACCAACAGCTACGTGTACCACAAGTTGATAGCGAATATGCTAACAGACAAAAAAACATAGATAATAATATCTCCATTTTCAAAACAATTGGGGATTCAACATATAATGCTGGCGGCTATTTTATGCCTCCTAGCGATCTTCATAGGATTGGCACTGTTATATACAAGGATGAAATGGAAATTCAAAGAGTTCAAAGAAACGAACTATTGAATATTAATATGTCTCCTTTAACAAAGCCCACTACAACGTATCCTATCTATACTTACGAGGACGGATCTACTACAACTTTGCCTCGTATATATGTATACCCAAAAACTATAACAACCCCTTCTGATGTAACTATTTCTTATATTAGAAAGCCTGCAAATGTTGTATGGGCATACCAGCAATTAGGTGGTGGAACTTGGACATCTGGTCCATATATATACAATTCAGCTACTTCTGTACAATTCGAACTAGACGACACAGAACAAACTACTGTTATAACTAACGTATTACTTTATATGGGTATAATTATAAAGGACCCTCAAATAATCCAAGTGGCTGCTCAACAAGCACAAGCTCAGGAGGTAAATCAAAAAAGTTAATAGATTATGTCTAGACCAAATAACGGTTTAATAACCGAAACAAATAGTCAATACTACGCTGGTTCACAGAGTTTTACAACAGAGGCGGGGCAAGTCGCTTTTGCTTCTACGTTTAACACGGATTTAGTATTTGGCAATTATAACCCTAATACTACTGATTACGGTTTAAACAACTTTGTATTATACTTTAGTAATAATGGTTATCCTGGAACATTTACAGAATATGTATCTGCCTATACAGTTGCCGATAACATAATAACATTGGGGGTTGCATTGGCTACTCAGAGTTATTTGGTTATACAAATGAAAACTGAAGACGGTGGCGTTTATGGAGATCAAAATGCTTATGGTAATACCGTAGAGAATAACTATGGTGGTTATGAATACATAACCTTAAATGATATAATCAATAACTTCTTAGTAGCCTATGTTGGAGCCGGAAAACTAATACAAGATGTCAAAAGGACAGATGTAATGTTCCACGCTAAAAGAGGTTTACAAGAATTTAGCTATGATACTCTTAAAAGTATTAAAGCGGCAGAGTTAACAATTCCCCCTAGTTTAAGTTTGCCATTGCCACAAGACTATGTTAACTATGTTAAAGTTTCATGGATTGACAACTTGGGCGTTAAACACCAAATATTACCTACGCAGTTAACTAGTAGTCCGAGCACGGCTCCTTTGCAAGATGGTAGCGGATTGCCTATACAAAGTAATCAAGAAGAGAATCTAGAGGGTACTTCACAAACCGAAGCACGCTGGGCGGTTGCTGATACTAAAAGAATAAATAATATTGCATCACTAG